ACTACCACACCAAGGTTGCCAAGGATGTAATCGAGGGAGATACAACCGCTACGCTGTACGGCAAAGAGATGCACACGGTTGCCGAGGAATACATTCGAGATAGCAAGCCGATACCTGAGAAGTTTGCATACATTAAGTCTTCTCTAGATAGACTAAACGCCATCCCCGGGGAGAAGCATTGCGAGGTAAAACTAGGACTAACCAAAGACCTACAGCCCTGCGAGTTCTCAGCCGAAGGCGTGTGGTGGCATGGGATTGCCGACTTGGTTATCTTAGACCGCGAGAAGAAGCTGGCCTACTCGGTCGACTACAAGACAAGTAAGAACGCACGCTACGCTGATATGGGTCAGCTTGATCTGATTGCCGCCGCCCTGTTTGCCAAGTACCCCGAGATCGAGCGGGTCAAGTCCGCGCTTATGTTCGTAGTCAGTAAAGAGTTTGTAAAAGCAGAACATAGTGCGAAAATGAAGTCTGTGTATGTACAAAAAGTACTGCCCGACATTGAGCGGCTTGAAGGTGCATTCATGAGCGGGGTGTGGAACCCCAAGACAGGGCCACTGTGTAAGTGGTGTTCAGTTAAACAATGTGAATACAACAAAGGATAGATATGCCTTACGTAAACAAACCCCGACCTTATAAAAAGGAATACGAACAGCAAGTCAAGCGTGGCGAGTTGCCTGACCGGATGGAGCGTCAGCGTGCCCGTAATGAGTACGACAAAAAGAATCCTGATAAGAACAAGGATGGCACAGCTGATTCTAGGGAAGGCAAGGACATTGCCCACGTCAAGGCGCTGAGCAAGGGTGGTTCTAACAAAGATGGCACGAAGGTGCAATCCCCAACGGCCAACCGCTCGTTCAAGCGTAACTCACAACACAAGTTGGTGACTGAGACAAGCGCCAAGGAACGTAAGAAGAAATGAAACTATCAGAGTATGACTGGCCGCGACCACACGGCTTCACCCCGTTCGATCATCAGAAGACCACCGCCGAATTTTTAATCGGCAACCGCAAGAGCTTTTGCTTTAATGAGCAGGGCACAGGCAAGACCGCATCAGTGATTTGGGCGGTGGATTATTTGATGAAAGTTGGAGTAATTAGCCGAGTGCTTATTGTCTGCCCACTGTCAGTGATGAAGGCCGCATGGCAAGAAGATCTCTTTAAGTTTGCTCTGCATCGCACAGTAGCTGTAGCCCACGGTGGAAGAGAGAAGCGCAAAGAAATCATTAACGGCCTTGCCGAGTTTGTCATTATTAACTTTGACGGCGTTGAGATCGTCAAGAAAGAAATCATGGCGGGTGGGTTTGATCTCATCGTGATTGATGAAGCGTCTGCGTACAAGAACGCACAGACCGACAGATGGAGAACCATGCGGGACATTACCAAAGTGGTTAAGGGTCTGTGGATGTTGACGGGTACGCCAGCGGCTCAGTCGCCTGTGGATGCTTACGGATTGGCAAAGCTCGTGAACCCCAAGGGTGTATCACCTTTCTTTGGTCAGTTCCGCGATTCAGTCATGCACAAGATCAGTGACTATCGTTGGATACCTAAGCCCACTGCGGAAGCAACTGTACACAACATACTTCAGCCTGCCATTCGGTTTGAGAAAGCCGACTGCCTTGACTTGCCCGAGGTTACAGCAGTCGACAGAGAGGCTCCACTCTCGCCACAGCAGATGAAGTACTACAACATACTCAAGAAGCAGATGTTAATTGAGGCAGCAGGAGAAGAGATTACGGCTATCAACGCCGCAGTAAAGCTCAACAAGCTCTTGCAAATCTCAGGCGGTGCAGTGTATTCAGACACAGGCGAAGTGATTGAGTTTGATGTATCTGATCGCCTCAAAGTAATTAAGGAAGTGATTGACGAGTCAAGCCACAAGGTGCTCGTATTTGTTCCGTTCACGCACACGATTGAGTTGTTAACCAAATACTTAATTAAGAATGGCATTACATGCGATGTCATTAACGGGGCTGTGTCTGCTAACAGACGCGCAGAGATTGTTAAAGAATTTCAGACACGGGATAACCCTAAAGTGCTTGTTATTCAACCGCAAGCGGCATCACACGGGTTAACACTGACTGCGGCTAACACTGTTATTTGGTACGCTCCCACCTCCAGTGTCGAAACGTATCTGCAAGCAAACGCACGCATCGACAGGCCCGGCCAACGCAATCCAATGACTATCGTACACATACACGGAAGCCCAACGGAGAAGCGTTTATATGCTTTGTTGCGTAACAACGTAGCGAACCATAACAAAATAATTGATTTGTACAGAGAAGAATTTTTAAACGTCTCTTGACAATGTCAAATGTTGTGTTACATTAGAGTTGTGTTGCAATGATGGGCAACGGGTTAGCGCCGTTGCTGACTGTAAATGTTTTGAAACAATCACACTGCTTTATGTGAACTGTCATTGCAACACATTTAACTATTAGGAGAATCAGATGGAAGAAGTTGAAGACAAAGTCACCTCCGTAGACTTGGACAGATTGACCTCAATCTATATCAAGATACGCGACAAGCGGGCGGCGAACAAAAAAGTGTTTGAAGCCGAAGATCAAGACCTCGAAGAGCAGATGAAAGTGTTAGCACAAGAAATGCTCGACGTATGCAAAGACATGAATGCCGACAGCATTCGCACCCCACATGGCACGATCATGCGTTCAATTAAGTCACGGTATTGGACAAACGATTGGGATTCAATCTACGGTTTTATTGAAGAGACCGGAGCATTTGGCCTGTTAGAGAAAAGACTTCATCAAACAAACATGAAAGACTTTCTTGCTGAGAATCCAGACCTTTACCCCAAGGGGCTAAATGTCGAAAGTGAATACACCGTGGTAGTTAGACGTTCTAAAGAAAGCTGAAAATGAGTAACATTACAATCCTCAACGAAGACCTCCCCGATTTCTTGCAAACAGCAGGAGTCAGCGACCTTACACGACAACTCGCAGGTCGTACCGGAGTCAAACGCATCGTGCCTAAGAATGGCATTTTTCGTAAGACAGTCGGCGGCGAAGAGATGGGCAAGGTCAAAGGCAACGTGAATGCCGTCATCGTTAACGCATCCCCTGCTGTTGGCCGTATCTTCTACGCTAAACAGTGGAGTCCTGATGCCGAGCCGACTGCACCTGATTGCTTCTCTAATGATGGGCGTGCACCCGATGCAGGCTCAGCTAACCCACAAGCAGATCGTTGCGATAGTTGCGGTCAGAATATCAAAGGCTCAGGCCAAGGTAATTCTAAGGCTTGCCGCTATTCACGCCGCATTGCGCTTGTATTGGAAGAAGACTTCGGTACATCACTTGAAGGTTCAGTCTACCAAATGAACTTGGCATCCAAGTCTTTGTTTGGTGAGAGCGTAGGCGATAATACGCACACGTTTGAAAACTACTCTAAGTACTTGTCCAACAACGGCAAGAGCTTGGACTACGTTATAACGCAAATTAGTTTTAACGAAGACAATGACAACCAGTCTGTGTTGTTTACGCCGACTAAGTACATTAACAAGACGCAGTACGCTGTGACTAGCAAAGTGGCTAGCACTCCTGAAGTGCTGAAGATGGTAGTTATGACACCATACCAAGCTGACATGTCAGGTAAGCCTGCTAAGTTGGAAGCACCTAAGCCTATGGGCAAGATGCTTGATGAAGACGAAGAGAAGGCAATGGCTAAAGTAAAAGCTGACCCAATCGACGAGCCAATCAAGCGCCCCGCTAAGACCGCGCCCGCACCTGTGACCAAGAAGGATTTGGATTCCGTGGTGAAGGCTTGGAGTGACGAGGAGTAACGCATGACCTATGGTTATAGCCAGAGCTTGGTGCACGCAAATAAAAAAGCAAGCGTCAAGTCTCTGGGTGTGGCCTTGGGTCGTGTATGTATCCGCGAAAACATAAGCGTTAGCAAGATTGCAGATGACTTTGGGGTAACCCGAATGACTATCTACAATTGGTTTAAGGGGGACTCAGTCCCCTTTCATTCCTACGATCAAGCGATTAGCGATTACATACTCCACCTTAAAGCCCACCACCAACTGAAATAAATAAATGTCCCACTTTGACCTGCTAGATGCCGTACTACCCACAGAGGGTCGGTACTGTGTGTTTGGGCTAGGGAAGTATCCAGATCAGAAGTTTTACGATACAAGAGCAGAAGTAAATGAGCAGATTGAGACGCTAGTAAGCAACAAGTTCGACGTGTTTTTTGGCTGTGCCAAGTTCGGCCCGCTCAACAACCGCACACACGAAAACGTTGCCTATGTTCGCGCACTGTGGATGGATATTGATTGCGGCCCCACGAAGGCTGTACCCGATGAAAAGGGAGTTATCAAAGGTTACATTGACCAAGCCACAGGTCTTGCCGAGTTTAAGAAGTTCTGTAAAAACGTAGGGTTACCACAACCGATTTTAGTTAGTTCAGGCTACGGCATCCACGCATACTGGTTGCTAGAAGAGACCATAACTCGCACAGATTGGGAACCCCTTGCAAACCGCCTTCGTGAGTTGTGCGTAGAGCAAGGATTCATTGTTGACCCTGCTGTATTTGAAGCATCCAGAGTACTGCGTGTCCCCGGCACATACAACTTTAAAGCTGAACCGGTAGAAGTAACGGTTCTTAACGAAGTCACTCAGCGTATGACCTACGCACAAGTGAAAGAGCTACTCGGCGCACCGGATGCAGAACCGGAAGACGAGCGGCCAGACTTTATACCGCGCACCATGAGTCCTTTGATGGAATCGGTGATGCAGAATAAGGTGAAGCGGTTTAAAACAATAATGCTGAAATCAGCGCAGGGCGAAGGTTGCAACCAACTGATGCACTGCTACGAGAATCAAGCCACACTCGACTACAACTTATGGCGCTCAGCGCTTTCGATTGCAACTTTTTGCATCGACCGAGATTCCGCAATACACAAAATGTCTGCGGAGCATCCCGACTACGACCGGTTTAAGACCGAGTACAAAGTTGATGACCTGCAACGCACGGGTGGGCCGCATCACTGCGCTACCTTTGAGAAGCAGAACCCCACGGGTTGCGAAGGGTGTAAACACAAGGGCAAGATCAAATCACCAATCATGCTTGGTGTGGAGATCGAGGAAGCCGAAGACAAAGATTACGATGTTGTAATCAAAGCCGAAGACGGTGAGGTTGAGACAGTACGCATACCTGAGTATCCATTCCCATTCTTCAGGGGTAAGAACGGCGGCATCTACCGCAGACCCGCAACTGACGAAGCAGAACCAGACCTTGTGTATGAGCACGATCTATACATCATCAAGCGGCTAACAGACCCCGATATTGGGGAGACATTGCTATTCCGATTGCACCTACCAAGGGACGGCATGAAAGAGTTTGCAATCCCACTCGGAGTACTTTCATCAAAAGACAAACTGCGGGAAGCACTAGCGTCTAAGGGTGTGGGCTTGTTTAGTAAGCAAGTCGACCTCATGTGCGTATATGTGATTACAGCAGTTAAAAATTTACAAGTTATGCGGAAGGCAGATATTATGAGAACACAGTTTGGTTGGGTCGATAACGACAGCAAGTTCATTCTTGGCGATAGAGAGATTACAAAAGACGGCGTGTATTACAGCCCGCCCTCACACATTACCAAGGCGGTAGCCGAGCACCTTAACGAACACGGTGACTTTGAGAAGTGGAAAGAAGTCTTCAACATGTACGCGCAGCCCGGCCTTGAGCCTCATGCTTTTGCGGCACTGACGGCCTTTGGTTCACCACTGTTGAAATTTACAGGTATGTCTGGTGCAATCATCAACTTGATTCACAGTAGCTCAGGTTCGGGTAAGTCGACAGCGTTGTTTATGTGCAACAGTGTATGGGGTCACCCCGTTAAGAACGCCTCGATTTGGAAGGATACGTTCAACGCGAAGATGCACAGGCTTGGTGTGATGAACAACCTGCCCAACACAATTGACGAGATTACGAACACCAGCCCTATGGAGTTCTCTGACCTGTCGTACAGCATCTCGCAGGGTCGGGGCAAGAACAAGATGCGTGGCTCGGTCAACGAAGAGCGTGTTAACTTAACTAGCTGGAACGGGATGACCTTAACGTCCTCAAACGCTAGCTTCTACCAAAAGCTTGGCGCGGCAAAAGATTCCCCCGATGGTGAGTCCATGCGTCTACTTGAGTATGAGATCAAGCCTAACAACCTGATTGACGTGCAAGTCGGCAAGCAAATGTTTGACCACCAACTGCGCGAGAACTATGGGCATGCGGGTGAAATCTACGCTCAGTGGCTCGTCAACAACTTGGAAGACGCCAAAGACCTAGTGCGTAAGATTCAGGCTAAGCTCGACAAAGAAGTTAAGTTCACACAGCGTGAGCGTTTCTGGTCAGCCGTAGCCGCTTGTAACATTGCCGGTGGCCTAATCGCTAAGAACCTGCAACTGCACGACTACGACATGAAGGCTGTGTACGACTGGCTTAAAGGCATGCTCGGCGAGATGCGTGAGGATATTAAGCCCCCAATCAGCAACCCTGCCTCTACGCTTGGTGAGTTTATCAACGGCAATATGAACCACGCTTTGGTTGTCAATGGTGAGAATGACGCACGGAGCAACATGATCCCTATGCCGACTATGGAGCCAAAGGGTGAACTGCTTATACGCTACGAGCCGGATACCAAACTGTTATGGATTGCGGCCAAGTCGTTTAAAGACTTTTGCGTCCAGCGTCAGATTAACTACAAAGATTTACTTAAAGAGTTAAAAGAGGCTAATGTATTTAAAGAAGCAGTCAACAAGCGTATGGCTAAGGGCATGAAGGTTGTGTCCCCCGCAGTACGTGCCTTGATGTTTGATGCGTCTCGGTCTGATTTTATTCACATAGATACACCCGATGAAAATCGAGACAGTTCACTATGAGGTCAACTGGGCTAAGTTCCGCAAGGGGTACTCATTTTTTGTACCCTGCATTGATACAGCGAAAGCTAAAGCGGAACTTGACCGAGTGGCCCGCCGACTAAAGATGGATCTACTTACGAAAGTAGTCATAGAAGACGGCATAAAAGGTTTGCGAGTGTGGAGGCTTTAGGCTAAACTTAAGTTGTCGGGAAGCAGTTGCCGACGGTTTATTTTGGTTGCCCTCCTTTTACCCCCGGCTAATCCCCGGGGGTTTTTTTATTTCGCCGCTTCTCTTTCGAGCTTCTCACGAGAGGATTCAAGCAACTGTTCCAAGTATGGGTAGAACTTCTTGTCCACATCAAACCCACGATCGGCCTTAGCACGCTTAGATATACGCGCTTGAACTAACTTGCTCAAATCTGCACCATCAATCCTAGCTTGTGGGTTACGCGCACCAAACGCGATTAGTTTTTCCAGTGCGTCATCAAAGGCTTCGTCATCGCCTCGTGTAGCTTCTAGGTCAACACGATTAACGAGCTTGCCTTTTTCAATTATCACTTTAGCTTTAAGTGCGTTGGCTTTGAAGTTAGCTTCTTGCGCAGAGGCCAAACCTGTAGTCCGTGCACCGGCTGCTTGAGCAAGTAGTTGCGCCTTTGTAAACTCTTCAGGCTCTCTAATAACCGCGCCTGTACTTGTTGTAGCACCTTCTTCGCTATACCGAACCGCAGTCAACGGCTGACGCAAAGCGGCGGGGAGAAGTCTTTCCAAGCCTTGCATGGTTTTACCCTCTTGCAGTAGCCGGATAGCTGAAGGTATTTGATTTAATGTCAAACTAGCAAACGGCCCTGCCAACGACAATGCGTATTCCCGCACTGTGTCTTCAAGAGTGCGTTGCTCTTTTAAGTCTGGGAACCACATGTTATTCATCGACAAGCTATTAGACATGTTGTAGCCCGAGATAGTGTCAATCAAACCGGAGTCAATGATGTCACTGATTTTGTTTCCACCAATCTGAGCTTCACCAAAGAACTCAGGAATAAACACACTGCGGAACCAGAACTCAAGGTCGCGCTCTTCTAACGGGTCTTCATCATCTTCATCGCGCATTGAATTGATAATGCCTTGGATAGCACCCATAGCCGCACTGATACCCGGGACACCAACGTAGCCAGCTAACAAGCCAGACATAAACAAAGTGCCAAACAATTGAGTAGCCGCTTCTTTCTTAGCCGCCGCATCCATACCAGCCATAGCACGATAGCCATTACGGGTTAGGTATGTAGTTACGAAAAGAGGGAAAGTCTTAAATTGCAATAGCGTACGACCGGCTGGGCCGCGCATCATGCGTGGACGGTTTTGCTCAGAGAAGTTACCAAGAGCATCGTAAGTATCCTTAACCGCTTGTTCGACCGCGTCATCAAAAGATAGTTGATTTGGCCCGGGCTTACGGCTCAAACGGAACGAGGTCATAAACATGACTTCACGGTTCAAACGCTCAACGTGGTGGAACAAGCCACCCATCATGTTAGTTGCAGTCTTCCACGCACCAGAGTATTTAGTTGACGGAGTCTTGCGGCGATCCATCAAATCATAGGCCATCGTGATCTCACTGACACCACGGTCTGTCATTGCTTCAATAGCCCGTTGCTCTTCCTCATTCATCTTAACGCGACGGGAGTTTGCCAAGGACACTTGACTGAGTTTTCCATCTTTATCAATAACGCCGACGTCGTTGAAGACCAACATCATTTTGCCCATCTCAGCAACTACACCGGCGGGACTGTGGCGAGACATAAGGACAGGTGCGCCAAAAATAGGCAACGAAGAAAACTGAACAACAGCAGTCTTCACAGAAGTCATAAAGTACAGGAACGCTGTTTTGTTAGCAACGTTAGCCGCACCTTGCGCAAAAGAATCTACCGCAGGTGGGTAAACATCCAACTGAACACGCTCACCTAACTCGTTGACCAGCATCTCCAATTTATCTTTATCAGGGTTGCCCTTGAGACTTTCTTTGGCAGCATCAACTTCACGAAGCATTACTGGGCCGTACTTTAACCGCGAAAGTTGGTTGGCCATATTGGTGGAAGACGTAATAAAGTTGCGCAGTGCGTCACCCGAGAAACCAGCAGTGCCTTTACGATGGATAAACTGACGACGGAAACTCTGCTCCGGCATCGTAGTCAAGTACAACTGATAGATTTGATCCTTAAGCGCCTCGGCATCGACTTCACTCATGCCGTCACCAATCAACTCAAAGATTTGTTTTAGTAAAGGCGCAGTGTCGTTAGTCGTACTTTTATCGCGCAAACCTTTTAAGTCGTTGCCGGTTTCAATATCCTCATCGGCCTTCATCTCAGACAGACTGCGGGTGTCACCTTCTTTTTGTAAGTCACGAACACGCTGACGCATAAACAATTCACGGTCGGCTACGCTCTCAAACATGTAGAACTCTTTCTTTTTGCCAGAGCCAACACGCAACCAGTAGTCACCGTAACGCATCAATGGGAAGTATGGAGATAGACCCTTAGCCGTCTCGTACATCTTCTTAATCTCAGCCATTAGCTTGCCCTTGGGTGTATCAGGGTCAGCGGCATCACCGGGGATCTTCATTGCATCTATGCGGGCATTGAGCAACAAGCGGTACAAGTCAAAGTTAGATTTATAGTAGTCGCGCACATCAACGTAGATTTCTTTGGCTGTATCGCTCAGGCCATCCCACATCTTGTTAAGTGTAGCGTCTTTCTTGTTTGTAGCAGGGTCAATGCTCTTGTCCGTGGCGTAGTGCATCACAGCAGATAATTCAGCAAGTTCATTCTTCTTGCCTTTAATAAGTTTGCCGTACAAACCGGGTTGTACATTAAGCCATTTGTTTACTACATCTGAAGCACCACCAAGCATCTTCATGCGCATAGCACTCATATCTTCCATTGCACGCCATGTTTTGTCCATGTGTTTAATGCCAAGATTAGTGCCCCACTCAGCCAATATGTTGGTTTGAATAGAAGGCATCAACGCTTTTAGTTTTGTTACGTTTAGCCCGTACCACATAGACGCAAGAGTGTCCAAGAAAATCTGCGGGTCGCGTAGCTTAACCATTGTGTCAATGCCGTCGACTACATCTTGCGCTTCTTTGCTGCGCAGGATTTTTTTCTCAGCAGCGGTAATCTTTTTAGCGTTGGCGTTGGCCTTAGCTTTAGCTTTAGACGCAGAAACTTTCTCGCCACGACCTTCACGGACTGCGTTGGCTTTGTCAGCCTTAACAATCATCTTCATTGTCGGCGTCAGCTTAGCCGTCAAGATTTCATCCGTAACAAGAATTAAGTCAGACAGAGCATTGATGGAGTCAAGCCCCATGCCAAGCAGTTCACGGATTGCGTCTACAAATTGGTTGAACAGACCTGTGTCTTCCTCAAAGCCATAAGCGCCCATCAGGAACTTTTGAAAATAGGGGTCGGTCATGCCGTAAGAAACAAACTCGTGCGGGTTGCTAAACACACCAGACACAGTCTTCAGATAGTAAATATCCGTGGGCAGTTCGCCCAAGTTAGACAGTCGGTTGTACTCATCCTTTGCGTTGTTCATCACGTCAAGGAGTTTGTTGTACGCACGAGTTAACTTAGCGTCACCTGAGAACCCACGTTGAACCGCAAGAAGAGCTAGCTCAAGTTTTTGTTGCGTTGCAGCATGCAGTAACTCATGCAGTACTGTGGTGTTATTGATACCTTGGAAGTCACCCGCGCTAGAACCGCGCACGTAGATAATCTTTTCACCGGTAGCTGTGTTCTCAAAATACACACCACGAGCACGGGAGTTGTCATTGCCCCAAGCCTCTTGATGGCGGGACAGTTGTTCTGGTAGGGGGTCGGTCTCTTCAACTACAACAAACTTAACACCATTGACCAGTCCACGAAGGCGCTTGGCCAAGAACTTTTGCATGCCAGTTCCCGTCTTAATGACTTGACCCACAGCTTGCGCGGCGTTCTTAGCTTTCTTAAACCCTTCGTCTGCGGCTTCGACTTCTTCGTTACTTGCAGAGCTTTTGTTTACGCGCTCTTGAGATTTGTACTTGCGCCCAGCCTGCACATCGTCATAGTCTCTTTGAGAAATCTTTGTGCGATCAGCAAGTGCGGCTTTGACCCGTTTACCCAGAGCAGTACCACGGTGCTTAGTTTCCAAGTCCATCATTGCATTGATGGTGTCTCGCTTAAGCGCACGCTTCTCGTCTTGGGCAACTGTTAAATCTAAGTCGTCGGCAAACTTAGTCTCGTCAACAGGGGTAGCGGCTTCTTCCAGTTGGGTCTGAAGTTTAGGTAGAGCACGCTCGCCCTTCATGTACTCAGCACGGCCTTCGGTACGAGCTTTTTCTTTCTCCGCACGCTTCTCTTCAGTAATGTCAGCCTTTGGCCGACCACGTTGCTTGCCGGTTACTGCTCCGGCTGCTGGTGCTTTTTGTCCTTCTTCTTTTGTTTGGACGGTTTTAGGGGTCTTAGTGCCAACGTCGGCTCCTTTAGTTTCTACAAGGGTTTTCTTTGCTACTTCTCTAGCGGCATCAAGTTCATCAAGTTGTTGAATAGCAGCATCAAATTTAGCTGAAGCCTCATTACGCTTGGCTTCTAAAGTTTTTACAGCTTCGTATTTTTTGTCTGAATCATAGTTACCGTTTTCATCAAGAACTAACGGTTTGCCATTGTCGTCTAAAACGTCTGCTGCGCGAACACTATCTAAATCAATTAGTTTGTCTAATAGAGCCGAGCTTTCTTCGCTTGCTTCATCAAGCTGTTTAAGAAATTCATTTCGTTTTTCATAATACTTTACAGTGTCCGTTATATCTGCGTCTGTTACTGCAACGGGCTTAGCTCTTTCTCTTTCAACAGGCTTTGCAACATCCGCTCTAACAGGAACCACTCCATCTCGTTTAGCTTCTCCAACTCCTGTGGTGGCGGGAACGTTGTCGGCTGATTGTGCAGGTAGCGCAGGGCTCTCTCCACCTGCTTTACTGATAGGTTCTGTAACATCTTTTGCTCCCTCTTCAATAGGCGCATTTGCTTCCTCAATCTCGTTACGCGCTAGTGTAGCGGCGTCTTCGGGCATGTAGCCCCGCTTCTTGTATTTTGCTACAAGTGCTTCAAGCTCTGGGGAGGGCGCAGGTTGTACTTCTGGAGTTACTTCAGTAGGAGCAGCTTCCGATACCACCGTAGGGGGCGCAGGTTGTACCTCTGCCGCAGGTTGTTCTTCTACCGCAGGCTTCATGCGTTTAGCTAAAGCATCTTTGAGTGCTTGGCGCTTATTAACAGGAGCTAGGGGGGTTTCTTCTTCTACCGTCCATGGGTCTAAAGTAGGTTCAACTTTTTCCGTAACAGGTGCTTCAGCTTTTGGTGTTGCAGCTACACGCAGTGCGCCCATACCAGCGGTTGGGCCAAGAGAACCAGCGGCTTCGGCGAGTCCAGATTCCAAAACATCTTTGGCGGTCTCCATTGTGGCAAACTTATCGCGCTCGCCAACATTAACTTTACCCGCAATTTGCGCGGCTTCTTGAGCGCTACCAGCTACAAACTCTTGCCCAGCTTGTTTAGGCAGTTCTTTAATAGCTTCTTTGGCCGCACCCCTACGGCCCATGCCTTGGATTGAGCTCTTAATGCCTTGCTTAGCAATAGAAGCGGCAGGGCCAAGCACTGTATCTAGTGCACCAGAAGCTACAGCAATGGCTGTGTTTACATCGTTAGTTTCTTGTAGCCTTTGAGCTACACGAGCGGCTCTTTGCTCAGGCGGTAGGGTTTGCAGTTCCTTGGCCAGTGCATCTAGACGATTGTTAACCGCCTCGGTATAACCCATACCCGTGCCGACAGTTAGCAGACCCGGTTGTTTTGCGGTAATAGCGGCAATGATAGAAGGTATAGCGTAGACAGCGCCCGAGCCAATGTTTTTAGACAGCCAATTACCAAAGTCTGCGGCGCTTTCGCTCTCTAGCACTTTCTCTTGGCGGCCTTCGTATTTCTTACCTTCACGCTTGTATTGCTCAAGTAAACCAAGAGAGGTGTTTACAAATGTTTGATCTTTGGTTAGGTCATTATTAATTGCTTGACGCAGTCGGCCACGCACCTCTGGGTTAGAGGCAAAATACATACGTGCTTGTGGGTCACGAGGTAACTCGTTAGGAGATTTAATTTCCCCTTTATCAATCTTGTCCAGCAACTCTAAGCGTTGGATGGTGTTACCAAGAACTTCAGCACTACCGGCTAATTTAAACTGCTCAACCGAGCTTGGGATGCCAACAGTAGCCGCGCCAACTGCGCCTTTTTTAGCTTCTTCAAGAGGAGAAAAACTTCTGTCAGGCTCCGCTTTAGGCACGGGTGGGGGCAAGAAAGGCTGAGCCGCTGGCGTTTGCTGTACTGGTTGCGCAGGTTTTACAAAACGCTCCATCTGCTGGGGCGTCATTTGTTGCGTAGGGGCAACGGCAGGGGCAGCGGCAATAGGAGTTTCAGACGCAACTTCCCAGCCAGAACTATCGGCTGCACCGACTGGAGTTTCGGAAACAACCGACCATTCGTCTTTTGCCATATTATTTCACTTGTACTGGTTGACCGTTCTTAAGAGTCCAAGTTTGCCCGTTTCCAAACTTTGTTGCAACACCTTCTTTTAACTTACTTACAGGCGGCGTGCTTGAAACGGCTGGAGCGGCAGCAGGGGCTGGAGAGTCGGCAGGGGCTGGCGCATTACCTCCAGACATTACAGTTGGCGCTATTCCAAACTCATTTTTAATTTGGTTTTTAAGTTTAGCAATACCCGCCGCATATTCAGTTGGGTTCTTTTTGCGCATCTTGCGCAGGTCTGAATATTCTGGGGTGTAGTATCTTTCAAGGAATTCTTGATTGGCTTTTTCAACTTTGCTAACTTCTACACGATTTGTACTAGCTGATTTGCTTAAACGATCTTGAGCTATATTCATAGCCCGCTTGCGTGTATTTGCGTCGTCAGGTTCGCCTTCAGCAATCAAAGCAGCTAATTCAATCTCGTAAGATGTACCCAAGTCAGTGGGTTTCTTTGCACCACCAGCGCCTTTATTTTTGGCTCTTTCTTTTGCAGATTGAATTTGAGCGTCGGCCATAATTTGGCTCTTAATAACACCAAGGTTACCGGAAAGAGCTTTACCAACAAGGTTGCTCTTAGCCACGTCCAAGTCTTTAGCAATCTTAGCCAAATCAGAATCAAGTTTTTGTTCTGCTTTAATGTCACCACTTTTCTGAGCTTGACGCAAAGCTTGAACTTTGTACTGCGCTTCGTTAAGAAGCTCATCTACTTTAATACCTTCTTGGCGCAAGTTAGTTTCTTCGCCCATGAATTTTTCAGTAGCGTTCATGCGGCTGCGAGCTAATGCACCAATTCCACCCATACCTGTTTGACCACGAGTTGCATCGCTGTAATCAAGCAGAGCTCTAGGCGTTATAAATTCTTTGCTTTTATCGAGGTTTGCTTGTCGTTGCGCGCGATCCGCTAATTTAGCTTCTTTTAATGAGGCGAGACCTTCTAAATAGCCTTTACCAACTGGGCCTTCATCAACGCCGTAATCTTTTCTTGCAGTTAATTCTTCTTCAATTTTTGCGGTTGAACGAACAGGACGTGCACCCGCTTTCATACGCGCTTCAAACTGAGGTTGGAGTCGGCGAAGTTCTGCTGCCGCGTCATACTCAGCGGCATTACTAAGAGTGCCTGACTCCACGCTATCTTCATCATCTTCTTCAACTTCTTGATCGCCGTCTGCACCACTGAAAGCAACAATGCCGCCTGAGCCGTACTCAAACATGCGCGGGTCAACAGGAACACCCATCAAACCACCACCCGCCGCCATACGAACGGGTTGCGCACCTTGAGGTGCTTGTTGGGGCATTGGCTGTTGTGGTTGAGGCTGTTGTTGACGCACTGGTTGAGGAATACCGGGAGGCACTGCTCGTTGCGCGGCTCCAGCTTGCTGAGCCATTTGCTGCATACCTTGTTGCTGTTGTCCTTGCTGCAATGCACCAATACCCATACTTTGCAGGGCTTGCTTAGGTAGGCTTTCGTTTAAAGGTTCAGCAGGGGGTTGCGCTTGTTGCGTCGACTGTATCTCTTTATTGATTTCGCTAATACGAGCAAGCGCCATAAACGGAGGCACTTGGGGGTTACCACCTTGAGCCGCTGACGTCAAATACTGGATTGACTCGGGTAAAGGGGGCAGCTTATTTAGCCTGCTTTGTACTTCCATTAAGTTCATGCTGCCACCTTTTATTTAGGAATCAAACCAAGATCTTTAAGCGTCTGCTCAACGCTAGGCAAACTACCAGTAATCTCGGCTAGCTGACCCATACCGGATTTACCTAATGGGCTATTAGTTACAGTAGAGATAGGCAGACCTTGCAACATAGACTGCAAGTATTGTGTTTGCTTCATTGGGTAGTCGCGCTGAGCTAAGAACTCATTGTAGTCGGCAGTGATACCTTCTTGCTCAATACCACGTTGTGCTTGACCCGCATTGGCCATCATATTGGTAAGATCTTTAGCTTGACCCATCTCAGTATTAAATTGACCCATACCCTTGTCGTACGCACTTGCGTACCCTTGGCCGATTGCTTTGTTCTGCTCTTGCAACAAATTGCGGTTAGCTTCAGATTCCATAATGGCTTGACGACCGCCGCCATAACCACCAGCTTGAGTCATCTTAGCTAAGCCGGGCTGCATATTAATCTGTGACTGCCTGCGTAGTTCTTCCAACTGTGGGTTAAGCACGGACTGCAAGTACGGGTTCATGTACTGAGAAGCAATACCCGGAGTACCAGCACCTGTTGCGCCAGTAGTTCCAGTGTTTAATCCAGCAATACCTGCACCCGCACCTGTACCTGTACCAATAGCGCCGGGGGTATAAGCATTAGTACCCATAGTTGGCGGTTGATATGCGCTAGTAGAACTAAAGCTTTGACCTAATTGAGTAGGAAACGCGAGATTACCCAAACCTTTAAACACGTTGCTTTGCAGGCCAGACTCACCAGCCGTCATTGGGCCTTGATAGGTTTGATAAGGTGAGTTGGCAATAGCTTGAGCTTGGCCAAGCATGTTTGTTACATACGGGCCTATGTAACTAGACAGAGTTTGTTCTGAAGTACCACCAGCAGCGGGCAATGCCGAGGCCGCTGTGCCTCCTGTATTTGTTAAGGGGGTAGCCATAGTCGTTCCTTAAGCGGGTAAATGCTTGTCTGATTTGGTATCGGCAGCAATGTTTTTGGCCTTGCCACGAGCCTTCTTAATTCTGTCCATCATTGCGTATAGTTTACGCGCACCAGCTTCTGTTGAGCCATTGCCCAGTTCAGAAACAATACGTGCTGGAATAACAAATTCACCGTCGGCTAACCGAGCGGGTTGTCTTTTACCAATAGTAGCTGGGATGCTGTCAGACACACCATCACCGGGGCCACGGAGCAGGCGGCCACCATCGGAGTAACCACCTAAATTGGCAATACCACCACGAGCAAAGTTTTGATAGGACATGTCTTCTGTAGGCGCAGCAACAGATTCAGCGGGAGCCGTAGACGCAGGTACTGTTGCAATGCCCGTAGACGCAGGGGTTGCTGGAGTTTGAGTAGGGGTTTGGCCGGGCTTAAGATACTGCATTGGGCTGAAATACGTAACGCCACCAGAACCGGGTCGGCGGGGGATTGGTATACCCTTTGCATCTAACATTGGAGTGCCCGCTGCATTCATCATTGAAGTTGGGATAGGCAATTGTTGACGATACGCAGTTAAAGTGGGGATACCACCTCTGTAACCACCGGGGCCTTTTTGTACATCAAAAATCTTGTCGGCTAAGTTGCCTAAGCCAGCAGCACCCAAGGTTTGTAAAAGAGGCGAATCTTTAAACAGTTTGGCGAGATCTGAGCTACTAAATAGACTGCTTTGATTTGCAATTTGAGCGTTAATACCGGCGGTAGTGCCGTCGTCGGCAACCGCGTCATTTGCATAATAGCCACCGCTTTGAAGGTAGTTATCTAGCTCTCCTTGGGAACCAGAGTCGTATCCAGTTTCACCTACACTCCAGTCAATTTCATCACCCATATTAGGCTCCTTGCCTTACGATTTGTTCAATTTCTTCAGGGGTCGCAGCGTTGTCACTTGACCCTTCAATCTTTTTAAGCAATTCTTCAATGTCATTTTCGTCGGTTTTGCCCTTCTGGGCAAGTGCTTCTTCCTCAATCTTTTCACCTTCAGCACCGGCTTTGGTGACGCTCAGCGCCTTGTATTCTTCTTGGTCTAACTTGCCCGACTTGCCGACCTTCTGCTTCTTAGCCCCAAATTCTTTGCCGTAGTAGAACACGTTGGCCAATTGAGGTACGCCAAAAGAACCCGCAAGTGCGGTAGCTTGAGGCCAAGTTAGACCCGTTTGCTTGCTTGGATCCTTTGGATTCTTAGGCGGCTTAGGTGGCGGCTGTTTGGTTGGGTCACTGATAATTTTATCAATAATTGGGTCGTCTAGCAGAGTTGTAACTTTATCAATTACGTCATCATCTAGGTCGTCAATAACTTTTTCTGCGTCTTTAATATTGGGCAGGTCGGTAGTTACCTTAGTTTCGGTCTTTACTTCAGGCTCAGTCTTAACTTCTTTCTTTACTTCAGGCTCAGTCTTAACTTCTTCCTTAACTTCAGGCTCAGTCTTAACTTCTTCCTTAACTTCAGGCTCAGTTTTAATTTCTTCCTTAACTTCAGGCTCAGTCTTTAGTTCAGAAATTATGTCGGGCTTAGTTTCAGTTAATCCCGCAGTCTCTAACTCAGAAATTACGTCAGGCTCAGTTTTAACTTCTGCGTCTATCTTAGCTTGGGCATCTGCGGCGGCTTTAACTTCTGCGTCTATCTTAGCTTGGGCATCTGCGGCGGCTTTAACTTCTGCGTCTATCTTAGCTTGGGCATCTGCGGCGGCTTTAACTTCTGCGTCTATCTTAGCTTGGGCGTCCGCTGCGGCCTTAGTATCTGCATCGGCTTTAGTTTGGGCATCCGTAGCAGCTTTAACATCTGCATCGGCTTTGGCTTGGGCATCTGCGGCGGCTTTAACTTCTGCGTCTATCTTAGCTTGAGCGTCCGCTGCGGCCTTAGCATCTGCATCGGCTTTAGTTTTAGCATCTGCGGCAGCCTTAGCATCTGCATCGGCTTTAGCTTGGGCATTTGCGGCAGCCTTAGCATCTGCATCGGCTTTAGCTTGGGCATCTGCGGCGGCTTTAGCATCGGCCTTTGTTTTTGCAGCAGCAGCATCTGCATCGGCTTTAGTTTTAGCATCCACAGCAGCTTGGGCATCTGCATCGGCTTTAGTTTTAGCATCCGTAGCAGCTTGGGCATCTGCATCGGCTTTAGTTTTAGCATCCACAGCAGCTTGGGCATCTGCATCGGCTTTAGTTTTAGCATCCGCAGCAGCTTGGGCATCTGCATCGGCTTTAGTTTTAGCATCCGCAGCAGCTTGGGCATCTGCATCGGCTTTAGTTTTAGCATCCGCAGCAGCTTTAATATCTGCGTCTATCTTAGCTTGAGCGTCTGCGGCAGCCTTAACATCTGCGTCTATCTTAGCTTGGGCATCTGCGGCAGCCTTAGCATCTGCATCGGCTTTAGTTTTAGCATCTGCAACGGCTTGGGCATCTGCATCAGCTTTAGTTTTAGCATCTGTAACGGCTTGGGCATCTGCATCAGCTTTAGTTTTAGCATCTGTAACGGCTTGGGCATCTGCATCAGCTTTAGTTTTAGCATCTGTAACGGCTTGGGCATCTGCATCAGCTTTAGTTTTAGCATCTGCTGCGGTTGTATCTGAAATTACGCTTTCAAGAGTACCATCTTTAGTATCAGTTAGTCCCGCAGTTTCTAAAGTAGTAACAACATCGTCTTTAGCCTCACCTTCGGTCTTAGTCTCAGACAGCCCCGCAGTTTCTAAGGTAGTAACAACATCTGATTTGGCATCCACCGCAGCCGCAGTTGCTTTTGCGTCTGTAGTAATAGCGGTTTCTTTAGCCTGCAACCCAGTCAAATCACCGATTGTTAAGGGTTTACCATCACTTGCAGTTCCAATAACTACGTCTGGTTGGACTTTAAAGTCCGTACCTTTACCTGTTACGCTAGAACCAAGCACGTCACCAACTGTGACCGCGTTGCCGTCTGTGTCAAAACCAACAGGCGCATTTAAATTATCAACGCTAAACTTAGTATCTTCGCTGCCATTTTTGGTAAGGTTATGAACAACCGCCTCGGCCACAACAGTATTAGCAACCGACTGAGCTTGGGCAGGGTTCATGCCTGCGTCTTGCATCGTAGCTGCAATCTGCGTACCGGCGTCTGACAAGTTTTTGGTATTGGCAAGAGTGCTTGCAACTTGAGTCTGTAAGTCGCCCGCTTTATCGCCAGCAACAGAGTTAAGTATTTCAGAAGAAGCCGCTTGTTCTACTTTGCTAAGCGCCATCTCACCTAATTGGATAGAGGCTACAGTGTGTCCAGCAACCGCCATACCCGCAGTTGCGCCAGTCAAAATGTTGTTTACGTTAACCTTGCCGGTAGCAAAGTAGTCTTCAAAACCTTGAGCCCCGCCTTCTTCTACATATTCTAGCGGCATCTCTTTAGCCGCTGATTTACCTACTGTACCAAGAGTTGTCTTTTGAACTACGTCACCCGCAGCCCGCTTAATAAACGGAGCATCAACAATAGGGCCAAGCACCGCAGCTACGGTAGCGGTAGCAACAAATGCTTTTTGGCCAGCGGCATGCGCGGCTTCTTCACTCATACCGGCTTTTTCGGCTTTAGCTACCGTGCCGTTATACCCTGCGCCACCAGCTTCGATTCCGTTAACAATAGAGTTAGCAGCAAAGCCAATTAGTTTGCCGCCCCACTTAGCCGCACTTGCACCAGTTAAAATTGGAATAACTTCTTGGATACCTTCTTTAACTACGGTGTAGCCAAAACCAATTGGGTTGTTAATAATTGCAGAAGGCAGTGCTTTTAATTTAGCGCCAGCATCTGGCCAGAAATTTCCAGTATTACCAGCTTTAGCAATCTCAGTTATAAACCCTTGTTCTTGATCTTGCGCTTTGGTACTAACGTTATTTGCTCCATAGGAAGTCAAACCATTTGCCATGCCCGCAAGTAAGCTGTTTTTGCCAATAGCCCCGCTAGCCTTAAGCGTCCCTTCAAGAGCAGATGCTTGTTCACCCAAAGCCCCGGATACCGTGCCGGTAACATTTTTAAATACCGATGTAATAGCACTGTCGGATTCTTCAGCCGACAACTTGGCAGTTCTGTTCTGCGCAGCGAGTCTTGCGGTTTCCGCCGTCGATTGGTTAGGGGCGTTACCTAGTACTAAAGAATTATTTAATGCTGTTAAACGCCTAATTTCCGCAGAAGATTGATTATCCAAACCAGATAGTTTGTCTGCCGCAGCTCTTCTTGCCGCAGTATCACCCTGTGCTGCAACTGTACTGGATGCGTCAGTTACTGTAGATAAGTTAGATGCGTTTAAGGCATCAAGTGCTTTATCTCCTGCGGTAATGTTTAGATCTGGACGCTCTTCTTTTGTAGCGGTGCTAAAGCTTTCTACTTTACCTGTCTTGGGGTTTAACCAATCAAATGTTTTATTTGCGCCAAGTTCTTTACGTGCCAGTGCATACGCATCATTAAAGCTACTGCTAGTTTTAATCGTATCCCGCAGTTGGTCGTTTGCGGCGTTTCTATCTTGTGCGCCTTTTAGGTCACCAAACTCAGTATCAATAAGCGTACTAGCGTCTGTAAGAGTTTTTGCAAGCGCATCCGCACCGCCGAGGTTTAATGTGTCCGGGGTTGTAACTGCATCGCTACCAATAGACGAAACAACATCTTTATTGGCAAGGAGTGAGGTAATAGTGTCGGCATCTGTTGCAGCATTGCCGTCTACTAACCCAGCTTTAGTTAGCGTATCTTCTGTGTTTGTATCTAGGCTTCCAGTTGTGCCTTTAGCGTCGGCAATAGCTGAATTGGCCGCAGAGATAGCGGTATTGATAACAATCTGATCCAGTGGTTTACCTGAAATCACGCCTGTTACGGCATTGGTAACCATCTTCTTTTGGTTAGCGGTTAGGTCGCCAAACCCTTCAATATTACCTAAGAGCGAATTAACAGCACCGTTAACACCACCGGTAACAAAACCTCTAGTCATGGCTTCGCCAACATCTTGGCCACTAAGCAGCGCAGTGCCAGCAGAAACCGCAGCGTTTTGGAAAGAGTTAGTTAGCGTGTTTGTAAGTTCTGTTGACAGCCCAAGGTCTTTAATAAACGAAGCGCCATCTGACATGAAATCCATACCAGGGATTTGAGCGCCAGCAAAACTAATTGCAGCGCTTTTAATTGAATCACCAAGGTCTTTACCGCTTAAAACGTTTACAGCTAAATTAGCCGCAATCTGTTGAGGTATAGACAAACCACCCGTAGCAATAGCCAAACCAATTTGACCGATTGGGCCAAGGTCTGCCATAAGATTTGCTAAATCATTAGACGATGCACCAGTGGTGTAAAAGATTGGCGTTCCATCAGGGGCAAATTGAACTCGATAACCTGTGTTACCTTTACCTGCAAACGTGCCGCCAAACGCATTTCCTGTTTGACGTTCACTGTATGTATTAGGGACAGCTTGGCCTGTTTCTTTGTTACCAAATGTTTTTTGCCCTGTATCAACTACAGGTTTGCCGTCTACTATTTTTACTTTTGATGTGTCAACGGCATCGTAGCTTTCACCATTAGATACCCCGTAAAGCGTTTCAATTTTTGCGTCTTTAGGTATTGGCACGTATTGACCGATTCCGTTGCCATCACTGTCAAATTGACCAGTGCTTTGATATACCGCATTTCTAATTTCGCCATCGCCAAGGTCAATTTTGACAACTTGGTTTCCGTTATACGTTTTACCAATTTCTTCAACGGGCGCTAAAAGAGGAACCTCACCAAACTGTTTAATGTCTGTAATGCCAATACCGGTCAAAATCTTAGCCATGTCAGCAGCATTAGCTTGAGCTGATCCATGCCCTTGACCCTGCCATTTGTCGGTTAGTCCTTGCCCAAGAATCTGTTGGGTCAATGTGGTAGTGGCAGCAGACCCGGTATCCGCAAGCACGTTACCTGACGCATTAACGATTGTGCCAGTAGTAGTTAGATATGTACCGTTCTTTAAATCAACCGCATTTTGCACTTCTGGTGGAGCAATTGTAAAAAGCGGGCCACCCAAACCTTGGTTCGCTGGCTTAAGTCCAAGAAAATCTATATCTTTTAATCCTTCTTCTATTTCTTTTATTTGTTCAGGAGTTAAAACTATTTCAGGCTCAACTGCTGCAACTTGGGTTGTGTCCGCAGTTGTTTGTGTTGTACCTACAAGATTAGGAGCCAACGCTGTTTGTTCTTCTTTAGTTTTAGTGGCGAGTTCTGCTTTAGCTGCTTGCAAAAAGTCAGCTTTTTCCGACTCATCTACAGTAGGCCCAAATGCGTTTTCCCAGAATGCCTTACCACCTGCATCTGATGGACGGCCAAGAATGGTTGTGTACAAATCTTCTACCGTCATAGTAGATTCAGGAATAGACGCAATGTAGTCGTCTACTATGTCAGTAGTTTTTGCGGCGGGAATTTCAACAGCGGCGGGAGTTTGAACGGCGGGAGTTTCAACAGCGGCGGGAGGTTGAGCGGCGGGAGGTTGAGCGGCGGGAGGTTGAGCGGCGGGAGGTTGAGCGGCGGGAGGTTGAGCGGCGGGGGCTTGAACGGTGGCTGGTCGATACGGGGCAAAGATGCCAACAATATCACTATCAGATAACCCCATACCTTTAAATTGCATAACTAAGTCGTTGGTAGCATCCCGCCCACCAAAAACGTCATACACGTCTTCATAAGCATTAGAAAAATTTGTTGGTAATGCCATATAAACTTATTAAGATGTTTTTATTCGCAGCATCTGGCTGGTATCTTGAACACCGTCTTGTGTGTCTCGATAGACATCACCCAATCTTAAGTTGGGTAAATCTGCTTCTGTTGGAAGCGTTGTTAAGTTAATGTTTAACCGCGCAATGTTGATTGGTTGAATAGCGTTTAAACGTTGAAAGAACAAATTCAACACGTTCAACATCTGACCCATATAGGCTGCTTCATATTCTGGCGGTGGAGCCGGTAAACGCGGCGGAGATTCTTGCATAAAACTCATGAGTTACCCCTTCTGCCGTCTTGTTTGATGTCGATACGGGGTGAACCCAACTGCCAAGCGCACCCAAGCTGGTTAGATTCAACTTGAATAATCATCTGACGGCCTCGCACCCTAACATAGACTTGACCGGTAAACTGTTCAATCACGGAAGTAGATGTTCGGATTACAGTGGCCGTAGAATTACCACCTAAAGAAATAGGATCGTTATACCCAGAACCTGAGTTTTGCATAGGAATTAGCGTCATTGTGACTTGTGGCGAAGCGGCATTTGATCCACGGAATGTAATGTCTGGAAGCATTCTCCAGACAAACCCAAAGTGATCGCCGTCATCAATGTCAAACTCAGCAGAACCAATAACAGCATTGATAGCCGCAGGAGTTCCTGTTTGATTGTCATCGTTACCTTGCTCATGGTTAACAAGGTTATAGGAATAAGTTGCCGCTAACGGAAAATCACGCAAACCAGAATCCAACCAAGCTGTACGGCCTAATGTGCCGTATGCCCATACATCTTCCAAGTAGTTATACGTTACATAAAGGTCAATCTCATTGCTATTGGCAGAGCAGTAGAACCACCAAGCTTCGTTAAAACCTTCGTTTGTCCCCGCAAACACCTGTGCGGCTTGAGCAGTATTAATGTCTTGGAAAATATATTGCTTAAGGTCACAACGCAAAGTCTGCACACGGCCATCGTATTTGTAGAATTTGTCTACGCCCATCCAATACACTACGCCAGAGGCCAAACATACTGCGTTAGGGCCAATAATTGAAACGTTATCGCCAAGTAGTTGAGAAGACCAAACCACGGGTGGCCCAACGTATTGAAGTGAATATATGGCTGAATCTGTAAACACCACAATCTCTTGACGAGCTTGGATGGCGGTGACAATCTCAGAACCGTGCGACAACTGTAAGCTACCCGCTTGGTTTGTGATGGCAGGGGTCCAAACAAGAATGCTCTCTTGGTCAGACCAGCGAATTAACATGGGGTTTAGCGTAGATGAACTGTAGTCATCGCAACCAAACGCAAACACAAAACGGCTTGCGTCAGACACAAATACAGACAAAACCACAGAAGGTGTATCTGCGTCTGCTCCCATAATGCTAGATACCAACACACCCCGTGACGTTACACCAGTTCCTGCATCCCAATAATACAAAGCACCCCCACGGGGGTTGAAGATTAAGTCTTCTCCAAAGTTACTTTGACTCCATAGGCGAATGGTACTTATAGATGTTCCGCCAGTACCCCAAACACCAGAACCCCAAAAGCCAGCACCCCAACCAACCAAAGGAACTGCAATAGCTGGGCCGGTATTAATTTGATACGCCGCCGCCACCGAAGCTCCACCACCGGGAGATCCTGAAACATCTGTGGCATTTGCCGTAGCTGTAACTGTAATCGTGTACGAGTTAACGCTAACAAAAGTAATTTGATATTCAGCATTTAATACATCAGCCGTGATATTGCCGCCAAGCCCAACAGCACCGCTGAAAGTAACAAAATCGCCCGTTATGCCACCGTGACCTGTATCTGTAACAGTGATAACTGCCGACCCATTTGTAGCTACAAAAGGATTAGTGTTAATTGTGCTGGTTGCGCGAATAGGGGTGATGTCGTTATAAATACCACCTTGTTCAATGTAAAACTTTAAATTAGTTCCAACACCTACAAGGTTTAACCCACCGAGGGTAATCCAGTTCCACAAAGAACGACAAACGCCTTGGAATATAGCACCAGAAATACGTACCCAACCGCCAATTTTCTCAGGCGTACCTTGCCGAAACCGCATCTTATCGGATACATACCAACCGTTCTCATTGGTATATCTGGTGTTTTCTTTGTTTACACCCGGCTTCAGTAATAGTTTTTTTAAAGGCATCGGCAGTCCTAAGATAGAAACAGTGCTTTTTCAGCGTCCCTGCGCTTTTTTAGCCCTGCGAGTATTTTGCCACCAGCCATGCAATACAGCAAGAGCGCATCGGCTGCGCCTTCCCAATCACCACGGTTTATTTTCATCCGAATAGAAGAGCGCTGAAAAGCCCCCACTCCGGCGTTGAAGGCAAAGCTGACGCACGCATCGAAAGCCCCTTGACGACCAGATAAAGCGGGAGCAAGTCGTAGAACACCAAGTTCAGTAGGTCTGACATCATCTTGGAATAGTTTCTCGATCTTTTCTTTAGTCCAGACACGGTTGTCCTCCGGTTTCAGTGGCATCTCTTTGCGGATCATGGGGGTGTCTTTACCCTCCACCCTGACTACAGGCAAACGAATTTGGTCTTGGTACAGCACATGACCATAACCAATTGTCCAAATATGGGCTGGGCAGAGGTACGGCTTAGTCCTGTACCCCTCCCACTGGTGCATCAACTTAGCGCCAGCTTCGCCTAGTTTCATTTCTTGCTCCAGCTACGTGAGCCAAACCAGAAACCTATGATGCCTCCAAGCATTGCCATCTCGTCAGTGGAGAAGATGATGTCAGACAGGCGGATCAGGTCTTCTATGCTCATGATTAAGCTGGGGCGGCTGTAAACGTAGTAGGCAATCCATGCGTTTATTGCACATAGCTCCAGCACAAAGATGTAAGTGACCATTGGACGAACGGTTCCAACAAAGTTCACCACCCAAGTGCTGGCATTTTCCATAACCTTCTTGTCGTGGTCATAGGCGGCAACAGTCATCTGCGCGTCTGTTTCCATAGCAATCTGGTCGGTGCGTATCTCTTCCATGCGCTCTTGAGCGGCAAAGCCCTGCGCCATCATCTGTAGCTGTAGTTCTACTTGCACACGGGCAAGAGCCAACTCATGCTTCTGGTCTGCCTTGTTTTGGAAGAAGTCTAGGAGTTTGGGCAAGCCTGATATGAGCAAACCGCCAAGTGTTGAGAATAGTGAAAGCATTATTTTTTCCCCAGTTTTTCGTAGATAACGGCAATGTCTTGTCGGTTGTGCATGATGTCATCACGGTTCTTTTGGATTTCTTTTTCCAAATCCTGACGTAGCTTCTCACGGGCTAGTTCTGCTCCCGTATTGGTAGCTTGTTTGTTGTCTGAAGTAACAACCAAACTAATCTTGTTGTTTAACACAGTCACTTCATGCGACAAGTGCGATAGTGAGTTCATTAGATACACCACACAAGTGAACAGAATTGGCAGGATAGCAAACGCCACCTTTTCAATCAAAGCATGTTTTTCGTTTGGTTCGCTCATAGTCCAATCATTCCAAGAAGTTTATTGACAATTTTTGAGGCCAACTCATCTGGCAGGAAGCGGAGCAGTCCAAGCACCCACCAAGCAATGCACAACCGCACAAAGACTTTAAGGAAGAGGTCAAATTGCTTCTGGTACTCATTCACCGCCCACACCTTGATCTAGCACACAGATCAGAAACTTCATTAATACCCCAACCAACAGCACCAATAAACATCACAATAATAACAATAGCAGCCGCCCACTGCATTTGTTCAGCCTCGGCCTCTTTGCGCTTCTTCTCTTCATCCTTGGCTTTACGGGCTTCTATTGCATCATCCCTGTCCATCTCAGCGGCTCTAGCCTTGATCTTGTTCCAAACGTCTATGTTGCCAGTCTGTATATAAAGCAGTTGAAGCTCCGACTCCAGTTTAGCCGTTTGCATCAAGGCATTTTCGATCTGCATTGCCAAAGCAAAGTTAGACTTATTGCCAGACCGCTTGGCTTCAACCATCGCTTTGGTGGCTTGGCTCTTAGCATCAAAGAGCTTGCCCAACATGGGCGCTAGTCCACCAAGATCGTTAGCCACCTTCGCAGCTTTACGGACTAATCCTATGGCGCTTTGTAAACCTTCAAGAGCCGTGACCGGATCTAACATCATTTCCGTACAACCTTTTCCCACTGTAGGCAAACAACTTTGCGGTTATAAACATCACCCGTCCACGCCCACCGCACACAGCGGTACTCAGTCTTCCTATCTTGACTAGATGCTCCCGGTAGAAACACCAAAAAGAGCATCAATAGCCAGCGCATTTACCACGCCCAACTCCATGCAATCATGTACGTGCCAAAGATAACGAAGGCCACTATACAGGCCGCCGCAATAAGTGCTTCAGCCCAGTCCCACATGATTAGGGAGCATCAGGCCATGTGATAGTCCACGGGAAACCTGATTGAGAAAGAATATCTCTTAATGCTAGATCGTTCATGTGAAACCCCTATTGTTTTTTAAAGCTAATAGCGCAAGTAAACCATCTTGTATACTTTTTTCTTCTTGCGTCATTTGGCGAACATGATGAATATCTTTGCATATTCCATCTACTAAAGCATAGCTTAAACCTTCGTACACTTCGTAGTCACCAAGAACAGGCGGTTGAATCCGTTGAAAACGAACAAATTCAGATGGCAAATTGTTTGTATCAATGTGAGGAAATGCTTGACAAAAATTACTACTTAAAATTGGATGTTCAAAAGGTTGATTGTCAACAATACGAATAAATAAATCCATTACAAATCCCCTGTATTTGTTGACGGAAACGCTCTAGTTATTCCACTAGTGCCAGCCCAAATAATGCGAACCGCACCGTTTCTGCCATTATTAAGACCACCGCCGCCATATAGACCACCTTGACCAACGCCAGATTGAGGGCTATCTCCATTTGTACCGCCACTGCCACCAGTACCAACTCCCACGGCTCCATAGGCTCCGCTTGTTCCTTCTCCAAGTATGCCAACACCGCCGCCAGAAGCACCATTACCACCAGCGCCAGCGCCCCCAGTTCCACCAGTAGATTTTCCAATACCACCAGCGCCAGAATAACCACCAGCACCTCCAGCTCCAGCATTGGCATATGAGGTTGCACCACCACCACCGCCTGCCCCACCAGAGCCGCCTGTACCATTTAATACAGTACCACCAGCTCCAACCGCAGAAGTAGTGCCTCCTCGCCCACCTTGTGCGCCACAAGTAGTTCCGTTAAAGGTACTGTCACCACCATTTGTACCAGCGGAAATTCCAGTTGATACACCCCTTGCGCCAACCACTACGGTATAACTTGATCCGGGGGTTACAGTGATACTATTTGCATACGCTAATGCTCCACCACCACCACCGTAATAAAAATCTGTGGGATCAACATATAAATTACCCATACCGCCACCACCGCCAACACAAACAACAGAAACTGAAGTTACACCCGCAGGTGCAACCCATGTATAAGTACCCGCAGTTGTAAATGCTTCTTGACCCGCTGCTGCGGGAACAATAAATGATCTAAGGTTTGTAAAAACAGCTTGTAGTGCACCACTCATGTTAAACCACTCCCTGAAATAAGCCAAGATGTTGAGGTAATCTTAATGCAGGTTGCTGATCCGTTTGTAGCCAAGGTTCGTGAACCTGTTGTACCTGCGGAAGATAAAACCAATGTGTCTGTTGTGATGGCAATCGTGACGTTTGCCACAGCCATGTTGATGAATGTGATGGCAGTTCCAATTGGGAACGCAACGCTTGAGTTTGCGGGAATAGTAAATGTTCTAGCGTTATTGTCACCAACTGGGTGAAAAATGTGTTTACCAGCATCGGCTAAAACCAATGTGTAAGCTGCCGATTGACTGTTTTGTGGGATGTTTAAAAATCCAACGCTGTTTGTGCCATCAACCGTGCAAGAACTTAATACACCACTTGCGGGAGTACCCAGTGCTGGGGTTGTCAGCGTTGGGCTTGTCAGCGTTTTGTTGGTCAGCGTATCAGTTGTTGCCCTACCCACTAATGTGTCGGTGCTTGTTGGTAGCGTCAATGTACCCGTGTTGCTGATACTTGAGATTATTGGCGTTGTCAGAGTCTTGTTGGTGAAAGTCTCTGTACCCGCCAAAGTTGCCAATGTACCCGTTGTGGGAAAAGTGACGTTGGTTGCGCCTGTTAGTGTTCTTGTGTATGCAAAGTTTCCTGAACCCGTTACTGTCATTGCCGCATTATTTGCTACACCTGTACCGCCATTTGCTGGAGCCAACGTGCCAGCCAAAGTAACTGCGCCAGTTGTGGCTGTAGAAGGGGTAAGCCCTGTTGTGCCAGCAGTAAATGAAGTTACTCCGCTATCTACAGTAGAAGCCAGCTTCACATAGTCAGTGCCGTTAAAGTACACATAAGCTGACTCACCCACAGCGATAGAAACACCGGCTTGCCCCGCTGCTTTAAACGTCACAATACCGCCAGTGGCGGCGTTCACCACTGTGTACGTTTTACTGTAACTTGGAGCCGTTACTACTTTGGCCACTGTTAGCGTGCCCGTAACTCTGACGATGGCAAACTGCGCTGTTACCGTACCCGCACCTGTCAAGGTAGATACGATGTTAGAAGCTGAAGCGTCCCCTGTAGTGTTTGCAAGAGTTACCGCGCCATCATTTGTTAGCGTCAGTGTGGCTGCAATAGCAATGTTGGTGTATTCGGTAATACCGTTGTTAACCGTATTGCCCCATGTACCAGAAAGTTCACCCTGTACCGGTAAGGCAAGTCCTAGTTGTCCCGTTGCGCCTGTAGTCATTTAATGCTCCTAAGTTGTTGCAACAGCAGTCCACCCCGCCGTTTGCGTGTTACCAATATTTTGCCAGTTTGCGTTCTGCGTGTCATCTATTATTTCCCAGAAAGGTCGTGCTGTGATTGAATCTATGCCCGTTGCCAATTCTGCAATAGAGGCAACAAACGCCGCCGCTGCCGCCAATGTATCCGCGCTTACTGCTGTCTCCGTTACCGAGGAACCAAAACTTGCCGTTGCTGTGACTGCATCTGACCCCGTAGCGGTTTCTGTAATTGCCGCATTAACTACAACTACCGCCGTTACTGCGTCTGTGCCTGTCGCTGTTTCCTGCACATCACCAAAATATACAAGACTTCCAGCTATGTTATCTGTTCCGGTTGCTGTCTCCGCAACTGTAGCCGCGTACACAGGAACACTCGATACCGCATCCGCCGCCGTTGCCGTCTCCGCTATGGTTGAGAAGTACGTTGGTGACGCCGTTATTGCATCGCTACCCGTACTTGTCTCAGTAACCTGTGCCGCAAACGCTATACCCGCTGTTACAACATCTGTTCCCGTTGCCGTTTCTGTTACCGCTACACTAATCCCCAGCGTAGACGTTACAACGTCTGAAGCAAGAGCTAGCTCACCAACCCCACCCCAAGAGTTGTACCCCCAAGCGCTCTCGCCCCAACCCGTGCCCGCTATTACCGCATCGTATACTTCGCCACCTACTGTTGCATCTGTACCCGTAGCAGTCTCAGTAATTACCGCGACTACAGCTATGACCGAAGAAACCGCATCTGTTACTGTGCTTGCCTCTGTTACCGTTGTAGCATACAACGGCCCCCCTTCAGCAGCATCTGTTCCCGTTGCCGTTTCCGTTACTGCCGGAAAATACGTTGGCAACGCTGTTATTGCATCTGTGCCCGTACCCGTTTCAACAACTGAGGCATCAACACTGAGTGCCGATGTAACCGCGTCCGTGCCTGTAGAGGTTTCGTCTACGGAGCTAGTGAAGGCGGTAAAACCACCCCACCCTTGTTCGCCCCATAAGCCGTCACCCCACCCAGCCATATTAAGCCGCCAAGCTGAATGTGTAAGTCACAGATAAAGTATCGCTGTTCACCACAGAACGGTCACCGGGTGAGCCAAAGTCAGCGGCAGAGAACAATGTTCCTGTTGTGCCACCTTTAGTATCGTTGCTCGTCAAAAACGCACCGCCAACTGTTGCCGTGCCGTTAATGTTAAACACGGCTGGTGAAGCTGTATTAGTTACCACGGATGGATTAGCGGTTGTAGCTGTTACAAAAGTAGCAGTCACACGGGTTCCGTTGCTGTATGCCGTAACTTCTGTCCAACCAGCATGGGAAGCCATTGTGTCGCCCGCCGCAGGTGTATTAGAAGCGCCAGCGCCGTACAAGCCAAGATACCAAGTGGTGATCTGGGTTACTGAGGTCAAAGCACTGCCCGCCATGTATGCCAGACCCGCGTTAACCACCAAGTTCTTAGACTCAGCAGTCCACTTCAAGTTACCATCTTTGTCATGGCATTTGATTTCAAATAAACCGGTCGCCTTTGCGTCCTCACCGGCTTTGGTGTTACAAGTCAGACCACTAGAAACAACGTCAGTGGCTTTGGTTTTTTCAATAGTCATGATGACTCCTTAGTTAGAAGAACGAATCAATGCTGCTGTTGCTGTGTTTGCAGGCATTGTAATAGTGAAATTAGTAGAAGTCTTGTCAGACCCAAAGTCCAACACAGCAATGGATTTATTACCTTGGGTAACGTTGTAGATCAAAGCACAACGAGCCGTTACTGAAGCGTTAAACACCACATCGGCAAAATCTACATACGCCGTGTAACCAGACGAGCTAATGGTTACGCCCGTTAGCGTTACGCCACCAGCCACATAACCCGTACCAGTCACTTCACCACTTGTCGTGTAAGCAGTAGTGGCTTCGTTTAAATTGGCATTAGCCGTATACAGGGCTATCTTTAACGTATTTGAAGACAGGTTGTGAACGCCTGTGTATAGCTCCGTTTTGAAACTAGTGGTCTGGGTTTGGAGAATACTGCTCATGAAACAGCCACCCTAATTTGACCATCACGATAAGCATCAGCACGTTGTTTGCCATCCGACAAGTTTTTATACAGAGCAATAGCTTGTACGTAACGTTGTTGAGCAAGAGCCACCATGTCAGCCTCACCCTTCATGTAGGTATAGGCTTCGCATATAGTTCCATACAACAAAACAGAATCAAAGTTATCGCCTAGCCAAGTGGTTTCGGCAGTGACAATAGACTCAGGGTAGTAGTTGTAATGAAGCTCTGCGTTGTATGCAGCACTTGGTGTAGGGCCAACAATAAACGTCAACTCATTTACATTGTCTGACCGGGGGCCAAAGATGGCGTAGTGTTTAGGCTCAGATGCAAATGCAGACAAAGGGTAAGCTTCACGGATAAAGTTAACGTCTTTGTTTAAAAGATATAAGTAATCACCTTGGAAGGCAATAGAGCCTGATACCGTACCGTTGTTTGCGACTGTTAAGGTGACCGTAGTCCCCACAATACTTCTAACCTGTGCGTTAGTGCCAATTCCTGTGCCGGTTGCCTGCTGACCTACTGCAATACCTGTCGTACTAGCAACCACAATTGTTTTCTGCCCAGATGTTCCTGTGGCAGTTGTCGTGTTATACGGGTATACGGCAAGGCTGTAAACAGATAAGAAATCTGTTGGGCACTGAAGATACTTATTACCAGTGGTTAATATGCCCGTCACGTTCTTTCGCAAATTAGCTGGCTGCGCGGTGTTATAGATGCGCTGCTCCGCCTGACGAATGAACACATTCATATTGTCAGTTGGGAAAGAGTTCTCGCAGTAATCGCTTACCTGCGTGACAAGCTCGGTGTAATTCATGCCATTGGGCCTCTTGACATTACACCTTTAGTCGCTGCACCTGCGCCACGCATTTTGATACCCGAAGTTTTAGCGGCTGGCTGTGGACGGCGAGAGATGTTGCCTACAGACATATTGACTGTATTTGCATCACTGTGGTCAGGGCCAGAGCCGGGGTTAGTAGAAGCACTGACAGCTTTGCCAGACATTGTGTGTGGTTTAGCATAGACTTTGGCATCGCCAACTTCTTTACCCATCAATTTTTTGCTGTATGTAGCCATGATTAGCCTCGTTTCTGATTAGCAATTTTTGCCAAGTTACGACCCATAGTCTTCATATCGGCATTGGTTTTACCCTTACCTTTGCCTTTACCGCCGTGCATCATGCCAGCAGTAGGGCCGCTATCACCTAAATTTTTACCTTCGGTTTTACCTTTTTTAGCAATACCGTCGGCTGATTTTCTAAATGCCATTTTAATCTCCTTAACTAACCGTTACTGTACCAACAAATGTCGTTGCCACCAAGTAGTTTGGTGTCAATTCATTATCAAAAAATCTAGACCCACCAACTGGAGCCCAGCCCCACTGAATGTCTCGTGAACCGCCTGACAAGTTACCAGCCGAGTTAACACCAGAAGTTACATACGTTGTATCCCTACGCGGGTTACGCAAAGCTTGTGGGTCATCTACTGGAAACGTACCTAACATTAACTGTGGCTGATCTGGATCCCAGCACTCAGGGCAAACCAACAATTCATACTTACGCTGTTTAATGATTTCAGTCTTAAGTTGTTTTAACCTAAATTGCTGACCACAGCGATCACATTCAGCAATCGCTATCTTGCCGGATGCGTACCGATTACCCATTAGTAACCCCCGCCACTTCCAATAAACATTGGCCTAGGAACAAGGCGAAGCGGAGCTTTCTCTCGGTCTTCACCAGCGGCAATCTCAAAGGTCTCATCGTAAATCTGTTTAAGCATCTGGATGCGGGGCATCAATTCAGGTACTTTGATTGCAATGTGATACGCCAAACCAGCTACAAGGCACGGTAAAAAGCGAAAGTTCATGTCAGCGGTTTCAACACCAGCGCCAGCATCTTGCACTCGGCGAAGTCTCCAGTACACAAACTGATACGGCGTGCTGTTATCAGGCGTAGGCCAAACTGTTACAGCAGGAAGCTGGGGTACAAAAATAGCTGAGCCATCAGTATGGGATGCGGCAGTTGTGTTGTTTTGACCACGGTACACACCACCTAGGGTATTCCCTGATACGTATGTGTAGTAAATATCTTCTGAATCAATGCGGATAAAACCAGAACCCGCCAAACCCACTATGGTGTTAAGCGTTATTGTGGTGTCCGTTGACGTAACCGCGCCCACCAAGACTGAATTGGTTGGATTAGTTTCGCCAGAAAGTCTTTGAATCCAGACTTGAATTGGGCGAGCTTGGCTAAGCTTGTTTGGAATAGTTGCATAAGTTGAGACGCTAATGCGTGAAACGGTTAAATCGGCTTGCGTAGAAGCAGTGTTAGATCCCGTACGGATTACATGTTCTAGAAGGTCAATAGTATCTTTTGGCAGCGCATACGTAGCTAAACCGGGGGTCAAGTTAATGATCCCCTGTTCCATTGTCCACATGTTGATGCCTTTGGACTGCCACTCAATGGTCATTAAGTTCATAGAACGACGCGCTGTGCGCAAGTCATAACCAGTACGCATCTCACGGCCAGCCCTCTCCCACGCTTCTTCAGCGATCTCGGTAAACTCCATGTTGAAGAGGGTTGAGCCGGTAGTAGTCATTATCTGCCCTTTAACATTTCAAGAAGACTCATCAATCTGCGTTGTTCTTCTAACGAACCGCCTCCGCCCCCACCAGCAAGTGCTTTTGCAATCAATGCGGCTAAGCCCTCACTTTGTTGACCACCTGAACGTGAAGTTAAGTCTTGCAATAGCTTTCCAATATCACCACCTCTTTCTAAGGATTTTGCTACTCCTATGGGCGTTGGCATTGGAGTAAACCCCGGATCTTGTGTAAAGTCCATAGGGGGTGATGGGTTGTAGTAATCTACAGGCATTGGCGCTGTGTCAGGAAACATTGGCATTGGAGCTGTGTCTGGGTAAGGCGCTGTGTCAGGAAACATTGGCATTGGCGCAGTAGTTGGCTCTTCTGGATAGGGCGCAGTAGTTGTGCCGGGGTCATAGCCAATTTGTGGGCCATTTGGCAATTTATCGTATCCTTGGCCATTCCAAACATAACGATACTCGGGCTGGCCAATACCCATCGTGGCGTAATGCATAGCCAATTGCTCTGGCGTGTAGTTAGCAATAGGCTGACCGTCGTAGCCAATTTCAGTTCTTGAACCATCATCGTTTATGCGGTAAGAAGTGCGTGGCCCTATTTCTTGAGTTTGTGTTGAACCTGTAGTCCTTGGGCCAGCGTAGTCCTGTGGATAAATCTCTGGGGAACGGGGGTCTGGACGTGGCTCTTCTGGACGGCGTGGCTCCTCATAACGCGGCTCTTCTGGACGGCGTGGCTCCTCATAACGTGGCTCTTCATAACGCGGCTCTTCTGGACGCTCTGGGGGGCGCACTCTTTCTGGAAATCTAGGCTCAACAATATCTTGCTGATTTTGTGTTTGAGCTTGTTTAGCAATGTCCATCAAAGCCTGCGTAAAGTCATTACCTTGCAGCCTGCCGCCTTGAATCCCTTGAACCGCTTGCGCCAAACCAGCACCTAGATTGCCACCTTGCATGGGGGCCCCTTGCATTACAGAACGGGACATATCCCGCCCATCATCAAAGCCCTGACCGTTAACATCACCGCCTTCTGCGTACTTACGCATGGCAGAACGCAAGCTCATAGGAGCTTTACGAAGTTGTGTGGAATTAGAAGCCCCGGCTGCCTTTGGAGCGCCTTTGGAAGCCATTAGTTGTTCGTATAGAGATGCCATTATCTGAACCCCGCTGTTTTCTTTGCAATAGTTTTAGGTTGCGCTACAAATTGTTTACCAGATGCTTTACCAGCACGTTTGGCTTTGGTTGTAGCTGCGTATTCTGCTGGGCTTAAAGATTTAATAGCCGCTTCGGGCAAATACCGCTCTCCCGTCTTACTTGACGGTTTACCAGACTTAGTGCGCCATTTCTGGTCACCCCAATCTTTGAGCGATTTTTGAGGGGCTTTCAATCTTTGTACCCCCCGCCAGCTTCTTTGTACTTCTTAGCAACAAGTTGTGCTTTACGGGCTGACCATTGGCCTGCGCCTGTACCGTGGGTTGCTGCGGACTTTACCTGAGACACAATTCTCTTACGAAGGCCGGGTTTGGTGTAATTGCCAGCAGCATTAACTTTGCCGCCCTCTTTATACTGAGTAAAGTCAGTATCGTCCCGACGTGCTTTTTTCTTTGCACCGGGCATTTTGCTTGGGGATATGGCTCCCATACCACGGCTTGGCATCATTTTGTTTTACCTTTAGCTTTTTTGGCTAAAAACAATTTATCAACCATCTTTATCCGCTGGGGTTTGGTTGTAACTTTGTTAATGATAGCCAGTCGTTTGGGTTCACTTGCACCGTAAAACCCAGCCTTTTTTAAAGACTTAACTACACTGCCTGCGGGTTTTGCGGTTGCCATATCAGCACATCTTTCCGCGTGTCTTACCACGCTGAGCAATACCGTCTGCACGGGTAACGCCACCACTGGCCATCTTCTTAGTTTTACTCACAGATGCGCCATCCTTGTCTTGTGGAACTGGCATACCTTCGCGGAACACTGTGTCTTTTGGAGGCGCAGTTTTCTTAGGCGCAGGCTTAGGCGCGGTCTTTTTTACAGCGGGTACGCCTTCTGGGTCAGTAGGAGGTTTACCCATTTCAGCGGTATAGATACCACCTTCAGCGTATTTTTTCATGGCTTAGCACTTCCCGCCATTTTTCATGGTAATCATTGTGCCTTTGGTTTTGCCTTTAGTAGCAATACCATCACGGCTAGAAGAAGTTTTAACCGAACCCATTTTGGATGCAGCCATACCGCCAGCCTTCAGACCTTTGTGAGCCTTGGAAGCTGGCATGCCTGCATGCTTAGCCAAAGCTGCTGGCATTTTGCCTTTAGCCATGCCGCCTTTGGCCATCTTGCCCTTGCCGTCAGCAGCAAAGTCAGGAACCATCTTGTCGCCTTTTTTGACCATGGTCATGCCACCGTCTGCGTATCCACCCATATTCATCTTTTTCATATCGCCACCTTTAGAAAATTTACGACCTTTGTCGGCCTGATTAAACTCTTTACCCACAGACTGTGGGACGCCTGCTTTCTTAGCAAACGATGGGTTGTTAGCCACCGCTGCCATGAAATTGTGTTGCTTCTTACTAACTGAGGGCACTGCGATGCTCCTTCATAAAGTCGTCTATCTTGCTTTCAAGACGATCCAATCTGGCCAGCACTCGGTTAATGTCATTATGAACATCTGATTTGGTTACAAACTTTTCTGCGTTTTCTTCACGAGTTTTGCTCAAAAGAATACTTAGGCGTTTTACTTCATCGTGGGACACCTTTACCCAAAACAGCAGCAGTGCTGATGCAAAGGAGAGTATTACGTTCCAGACCATCAGTTCCATGTTAGCAATTCCATGCTCTAAGAGCTTTGTTGATCCGTGAATTTGGATCGTTTGCTGTCTTTGCACTTGTTAGCTTCTTTTTCATCCCGCCCATCCTCGCACAGAAAGAGTCTTTGCGAGAGCCGCCTTCCGGCTGGGGAGGTTTCAAATTCATACCTTGCTTTTTGGCGGAGGCTCGGCCTTTGGCGTTCAAGCCGCCCTTCTCGGATTTGCCCTCTTTGCGTTGCCATGCTGGAGATTTAGCCATAAAACACCGTTGCTGTTACAGAACCGCCAACACCTACAAACATACCGTTTTTGCAATAGATGCCTTCACCGGGGATCAGCACTGGCAAACCAACAATGTTGAACGTGT